ATTAAGAATTAGTTCCTTCTTCAACTGTTACAGTAGCACTTGTCATACCATCGTATGGGTCAGCTGCTGTTGGAGAAGTTAAAAATTTAGCAGGTGAAGTTTCTTGTGCAGTGAACGTCAGGGTATATCCTGAAAGATCTCCCATTGCTGCACCTGTTACGATAGTTCCTCCACTTACATCTGCTCCGTTGTCTAATCCCATAACCATAACGTTTCCATTATAATCTTCAACTGCAATATGTGGTCTACCGTATGCTAAAAGTTTAAGTTCTTTATTATCTGCTGCAGATAATTTCTTTAAAGTAATATTTAATGTTTGCTCAAAAAAAGTTGTTCCGTTTTCTCTTGAAGCATTTACTGTTTGTTCGAAAGATGAATTACCTTTTAATTCGTATTCCCAAGCGGTAAAAGTACCAGTCATATCAGTAATTGTTTCATCTGTATAAGATACAGTTCCAAAATCACCGAAATCAGTAAAGTATACTTTTTTTATACCACCAACTACGTCTTTACAAGGTTCTTTTCTTCCTTGAGTTAAATCACAAGCCATATTTTTTAAATTTAATAAAAAAAGGCAGGTAGATTAATTTCCACCTACCTTTTCTATGTTATACAATATTCTAATTACGATGTTGCGTATAAAACGATATCTCCACCGATTGCATGCTGTATACCAGCAGTAAATCTCATTACGATTCTTACGTTTTGAGAACCATCAAGATCAGCCATATCTAAAACGCGCACCTCGTTGTGATCGCTTAAAAGACCAGTTCCGAAGAATAAGTTAGATTTTTCAGCTGCTACTGCGTAGTTAGATGGTAATCCTTGAGCCATTACAACTGGAACTCCATCAAATTGAAGACCAGCTCCCATGTTATACCATTGTGTACCTTTGTTATCAGTACCATTAGCTCCTAAACCTGCTGAACCAAATCCACCTAATGCTCTAATGTAGTTTCTATACATATTTGGCGCTAAGTAAATAGTTAAATCATCAGCTCCATAGACAGCTGTAGGTACAGCATCTAAAATTTTACCGATTTCTTCCACCGCGTTAGCAGCCGTAGACGCCGTACCTGTTACGTCATTTACGTCCGTGTCTGCTCCTAGTGTAGTTACAAACCCATCGAACTGCCCATCAGTAGCGTTAGTTCCATTCCAAATTGAAGTTTCAATTGAAGAAGCAACTTTTGCTGCAACGTGACCAATTAACCAGTCAGCGAATTTAGGTGGTAAATCTTGGTTAATGTAACTATAACCCATTTGTACAGCTTCCCAATCAGCAACGTAGTCTTTTTTACAAAGTTCTAAGTTAACTTGGAATTCTTCTGGAGTCAAAATTCTTTCAGTTAAAGTTAAAACATCAGCTTGACCTGAAAAGTCACAAGCTGCATTTTTAACGATACTAGTAGAAGCAACTTTTTTCATTACTTCCGCTTTTTTCACATTTGGCTTAATCGTAATTAAGTTTTGTGATAATGTATTTCCGCTAAGTAAAGCGGCACTAACGTACTTACCGGCAAACTCTCCGTTATAAGTAGTCGTGATCGATGTTGTGCTATTTGCCATTTTTAATTAATATTAGTTAAAATTCGAAATTGTGTTCATTACTCTATCTAAAACACCTAATTGTCTGTTTTGTGCATAGAGATTTAATTCAGTCTTATCTTCTGTTTCAGGGTTGTGTTTAACCTTTTCTACTGATGATAATTCTTCTTTTGTTTCTTCAGAAGACATTTCTTCTTCTTTTTTACCATAACCAAGTTCTTCGATCATAGTAACAATATCTTCTACTGCCTTTTTTACTTCAGCTAGTTCTTCTTTAGTTGCATAATCTGCTGCTGCTTCAACTTCTTCAGTTTCTTCAGTAGCTGCTCCTATAGAAGCGATAATTCCTTCTTCTTCGATAGTCAAAATTTGCCCATCAGCCAAAGAATACTCGCCAATTGGCAAAGCGACCCTTTCATCTTCTGTAACGATAAATATTTCGTTTCCAGCTTCGAAAGCTTCTGCCTCAACAATTGTACCATTCTCAAGTTCTGCAGTTGCTAATTCAACCTTGTCTTGAGTTTCTTCTACTTTGTCTTCTGATAAAGTTTCTTCTTGTACTTCTTCAGTCTCTTGAGATTCTAATTGAGTTTCCTCAATATTTTCCTCTTGAGTTTCTTCAGAAAGAACAACTTCAGCTTTAACATCCATACCAAGTAGATCTTTTACTTGTTTTAACATTTCTGTTGCTTTCATACTATTTAAAATTAAATTACTTATTATTTGTTATATTTTCTATTAAGCTTTTTTCTGAATTATAAACCATTCAGATCCATTAGACCATACTGTAATACCTTCATATTCTTTATTAATCTCGTAATAATCAGTACTACCATCTAAAGTATCACTACCTTGTGGTGTTAAATGAGATCTTGTACTTGTAGAATATGTTGTATCTGTAATAATCCTTAAAAGTCTATTTTCATGGTCAGCTGCCACGGGTAAACTTAATGTCATAGAACCAGTATCTCCAGACCATGATAATACTAATAATTCCACGTTATCGTATGTCGAACTATCTAAATCTACATTCACAGTTGCTTGACATGTTAAACTAGTAGGAATTAATGTTCTTCTTACA